CCCCGGCTGGGGTGGCGCGGGAACTCAGTATCTGGTCACGCTGGCCGGCGATTCGATGCGGGCCATTCTGGACATTGGGATGCAACTGGCGATGCCAGCCACCCGTCTGCCGGCCGAGGTCGGAGGCGAGGCGGGCGAGCTGTTCGAATTGGCGAAAGCTGGCGAAGGCGCGGATGCGGCTGCCGAGTTGCATGGACAGCTTGAGATCGTCCACCGCCCACACCAGTTGCCCGACCCATTCCGCCTGCCGTGCGCGATCGCGCCAGGCGCGGTGCGCGAGGCGTGCCACTTTCATGGCCTGGGCGCGCAGATCGGCGCCGAAGCTGTACTTGTGGAAGCGCGCGAACCGCCGCACGGCCTGCTCGATATCCACGAGCAGGCGTTCGGCGAGTTTCACGATGGGCGGGAGGGAAAAGGACATGGTGTGGTTACTCAGCCAAGAGGCCGATTACTGACCGGACGCCGGCGACGACACCGACCGCACCGCCCGCACCCGCCCGTCGTTGAGCTGGTGGCTGTAGCCGGCGTTGCCGTCGCCGAAGCTGACGCCCCACGCGCAGTCCGAGGGGGACGACGCCAGCGGCGTGGAGGTCCAGTACCAGTCGCTCTCGCAGTCGAACCGGCTGGTGTCGATGGCGGGGTTGCTGCGGGTGTCGTCGACCAGCGTGAGCAATTCGGCGCGGGTGGGCAGGCGCCAGTCGGTGAAGCCGCCCAGGCGCACGGCTTCGGCTGCGGCCTTCGCTTCGGCCCACGTCTTGCCCTTGGCGGTGGTGGCTTTGGACCACATCAGGCCGGTGCTGTGGTCGATGACGGTGCCGGTGGGAGCGACGCAGCCGTCAGCAAAGCCCATGCTGGCTGCAAGTTCATCGCTGTGCAGCGGGACACCGCGCAACGGCACATGCAGGTGCACGGTGCCGATGTGGACGATGGTGGATGGATTCATGGGGTTACTCCCTGGCGGTTGGCTTTGCGCAGCAATCGCTGGCGCTGGATTTCGGCGCGCTTGGTGGCGCGGGTGATGGCGGCGCTGGCCGCCTCGAGTTCATGCAGCACGCCGAGGTCGGCGCATGCGGCGCGGGCATTGATGAGTGCGACATTCAGCTGGTTGAGGCTGGTGATGGCGTCGGCGGCAGCCTTGGCCAGCAGGGTCAGTCGGCGCTGGAGCTGTTCGGGTGTGTGGGTGGTCATCAGGCGCGCTGCTTTTGGGTGAGTGCGACCAGGCGGTCGCGGCAGGGCACACAGATGCGGCGACCGCGCCAATGGACTTGTTCGGCCTTGGTGTAGTGGGCGCCGCTTTGGCAAAACCATTCGCCGGTCACGCGCTGCAGGGCAGCGGACTGCCGGCGCGATTCGAGCGTGGTGGCGTTGGGTGGCTTGCTCATGCGCCGGCCTTGCGCGTGGCGATAACGGGTGGAGCGCAGCCGCCGGCATCAACGCTTTCCAGTTCGCGGTTGAGCACGGCGAGGAAGTTGCGCTCGGCCTGTTCATAAAGCTCACGGGAGGTGGGCGCCGGCAGCATTTCGTCGAGTTGTTCGCGCAGGCTGGCGGCACCGGCGTCGTCGGTGAATTGGTAGGCGCCGCCGATGAAGATGCCGATGCGGCCATCGGGCAAACGCGTCACTTGCGGTTTCGCGGGGCGGCTGGCGAAGGGTGCGGGTGTGCTCATGCGGACATGGCCTCCATCTGGGCTTCGCGCATGTGACGGCTGGCCTGCGCGGTGCGCGCTTCCTGCAGGTCGTTGAGGATGTCGGCGGTGGTGAGCGGGAACGGCTCACCCCTGGGCTTGCCGTAGAGGCGTACGATGTTGTCGGGGAAGTGGCGCTGGACGGCGGCCGCACGTGGGTGGTGGATGAGCGCCAGGTACACGCAACCGTCGTCATCGAGCCAACACAGGTAACGCTGGCCATCGGCTGCCATGCGCAGCCGATAGCACGCGCTGACGGAAAGGATCTGCAGGTTGGCGGCGATGTGGCCGATGGGGCGGAGGGGTGCCATGGTGGCGCTCTCAGCAGCCGCGGTACGTGCTGGACGGCGTGTCGCGCTGTGGGCCGCCAGTGTTGTGCGCGTTGACCTCAATGCCGCCATCGATCACCTGGAGTTGCTGGTGGTCAATGTAGATGCCGTCCTCTTTCTTGTTGTCGCGAACGGGCGGCGCGACGCAGTATTGCACGCAGCCGTTGAGGTATTCGACGCGCGAGACAGTGATGCCTTCGAAGCCGGTGACGAGACAGCGGACTTTGTTGCCTAGCTTGATCATGGTGTTGCTCCTTTGTAGTGACGGGGTGCTACCGCGCCGCCGAAGCGGCGCCGGTGTGGGTTACGGGGCAAAGGTGCCGAGGGTGAGCGAGCTGGCCACGCCGAGCTTGGCTTCCAGTCGGGCAAGGAAGTCGCGGGCGATGTCTTCGCTGATCTGCTCGGACTGCTGGATGCGCAGGCTGAGGCTGATCTTGTCGCCGCCGGTGTTGACGCCCAGGCGCAGGCGGAAGGTGCGTTCCTGCAGGCCCTCATAGGGCACGGCCTTGAACTCGAAGCCGCTGGGCAGCGTGAGCGTGCTGCGTGCGTCGACGCTTTCCATGGCGCTCTTGGTGGCGCCGAAGTCGCGCTCGACGTGCTGCACCTTGCGCGCCTGCTCGATGGTTATGTCGCGCACGGCAGCCAGGGCGGCCGCGATGGCGTTGTCTTTCGGCTGGCCGTCGATCAGCACGGTGATGTTGTCGCGCCAGTCCTCGAGGAAGTCATGCAGGGAGCGCTGGTCCAGCGCGCGCTGGGTGGTGGCGGCCAGCAGTGCGGCATAGGCGGCGGTCGGCTTGAGTTTGAGCGAGGCGGTGTTGTCGCCGTGGCCGGGGTGTTCGTGGTCGCCGAGGTTGAAAAATGCGACGGCAGACATTTTCTCCGGGTCGATGAAGCCCTTGGCCGGCGTGGGCGGCGTGTTGTTGGCCACGGTTTCGGTGACGTAGTCGGCGAATGCGCCGAGGTTCTGCGTGCTGAACGTGCCGCGATAGCGGCTGCGGCCTGGCTGCAGGTGTTCGATGCTCAGCACTTTTTGTCCGCCGTCAGCGCAGGGCAGAATGAGCGCTGGCGTGTCGGTGTCGAGATGGTTGGCCTTGGCTGCGTCGATCGCGAGCTGGCCGATGGATTCAATGGCGGAACGGTCCATGATGGGTTCTCGTTTGGATGAATCGGTGGATGGGGCGGTGATCAGCTGGCCGCGTTTTCGGCGCCGTCGGTGTCGCGCTGGAACATGTCCTGCGTTTGCGCCATCGGGAACAGGCTCAACACGCCGCCCACGCCGACGTGCAGCGGGGTGCTGGTGTTGGCTTCTTCCATCACCTTTCCCTTGGCGGTGGGGCGGGCGTACTTGATGGCGTGCTTGCACAGCACCTGGCTGCTGTCGCCGCTGCGCTCCAGATCGAGCGTGATGGTGACCTTGCCTTTCTTGCCGGTGGTGACGACGCCCAGGGCGGTGTCGCACAAGGCGGCGCTGAGGCGCTGATTGAACACGCCGGCGTCGAGGTCATGGAACAGTTCGGTGATATCGAGGGACTTGCTCACTGTGTGGCTCCGTGTTGTGCGGCAAGGCCGCGGAATGAAGGGGACAGAACAGCGCCCGGCAAGGCCGCAGGGGATTGGCACTGGCGGGAGGGAGACCGCATGCCAGGCGCTGATCTGTGCTGCGTGAAGCCCGGCGCAGCGGCAGGGAGGCCAAAAAGGCCGATTACTGACCGGACGCCGGCGACGACACCGACCGCACCGCCCGCACCCGCCCGTCGCAGTTCTGGCGGCCGTAGTAGGCGCCGCCGTTGCCGAAGAGGACGACCCACGCGTAGACCGAGGGGGACGACGCATAGGTGGTGCTTGACCAGTACCAGCCGCCCTTGCATGTCGGGAAGGCATCGGTGTCGATGGCCGGTGAAATGCGGCTGTGGTCGGCGATGGCAAAGAGTTCCTGCAGCGTGGGCAGACGCCAATCGGTGAAGCCCGCGAACGCTTTGTTGTTGAGATCGGCGATCAGCGCGGGTGCATCGCGGAACGTGGCGGTGCCGACATCCTTGGCCGTCCACATCAGGCCGGTGCGCTGGTCGATGACGGCCGCATGCGTTTTCGCGGTGGGCTTGGCGGTTTTGCCGGTGGCGGTGATCTTGGTGAAGTGGGTCATGACAGTTCCTGGTCGGTGGCATCGATGGCGCTGTTGCGCAGCAGTGACGCGGTGAGATCACGCCAGCGTTCCGCGCAGCGCGGTGCCGGCACATCGGGTTCGGTGAAACGCGGGTCGCCGCGCAGCTCGGCCAATAAGGCCTCGCTGCCGTCGATGTCGGGCATCCAACTGGTCATATATGGTTCCCGGGGAGGAAGCTGGCGAGGATGACGACGTCGGCGACGGCAATCAGCACCGCCGCGATGAACCACGGCCAGCTCGCGTCATGGAGGCGCCACAGGCGCGTGGCGAGGCGCTCCAGCCGTGTGGGCCGGGCCGGAGTGGCCGGCACCAGGCGCAGATGGTTGGCGCGTGGCCGCCAGCGCACCTGGGCGCGTTGCAGGGCCGAGCGCTGGCGGAAGGTGTGGACGCTCATGCCGCACCGCCGACGTGATCGAGCGCTGCGCGACCTGCGTCCGTTACCGTCCAGTACAGTTCCTTGGCGCCAGCAGCGCTGCAGCGCCACGATCCCGGGTAAAGCTGCGCATGCGTACCGATGCACCGAACGGTTCCTGCGCGCTCTGCTACCCGCATGGCGCGCAGCACGGAAGCGGTTGTCGGTGTCTTGTGAAGCACGAGCTTCCCGTCATATCCGCGTGGGCGGAAGCGCGCTCGGCTTGCAATTGATCCCGTCGATGCGGTCTGAATGATCCGCATCAGCGCCAGCACATCCACCACCCCGCTCATGCCGCACCACCCGGCGTCATCGGCGCCTTCTGTTGCTGCTTGAACACCCACAGCCGCTGGGCACCCGCAATGGCCTTGTCGCTGTCGGGGTAGAGGTTGACGGTGCGCGTGAGCACGGTGCCATCGGCGGCAACGACCAGACCACGCCAACCGCCGGTTTCGTGTTTGGCCTGGGCGATGACTACTGTCATGACAGCGCCTCGACGGCGTTCAGCGTTACCCGGCCCTGCGGTGCGCTGGGCGTGTCGGTGATGGGTTCCAGTTCCAGCTTGGCTGGCGTGGGGATGGTGGTCAGCACGGCGGCGATTTCCGCGTCTTCGGCGAGGCGGCGCATCGCGTTGAAGGTCATGTTGTTCATGCGACCTCCAGTTGCTTCGCCGCGGCGAACGCGTTTTCGGAGTGGTAGGCGGCGAGCTTGCGCAGCCCCGGGCCCAGGCCGCCGGTGGCGGACAGGCTGGCCTCCTCTTCGGCGAATTGCGCCAGGCGCATGCAGGTCTCGCATTCGCTGCCGGCGTGGGCGATCACGGAACGGTAGATTTCGCGGCGGCTAGCTTTGCTGATACGGCGGCACATCACGCCACCTTCCGGCGCCGCGAGGCGCGCAACGGCAGGGCCAGCTGGGCATAGTCCATGCCCCACTCGGTTTCGGCTTCGGTGATGGTGTCGTGCTTGGCGGTACGGGCGCCGCAGCTGCAGTTGAGGCTGTGGCGGTGGCTGATGACGGTGAACAACACCGGCTCGCGGCTGCTGCGTCCGCTGGTGCGGATGTGGCGCGGCTCGGCGCCGCACTGCCGGCAGCGCGTGAAGCGGCCGGCGGGGTGGGAAACGACGCGTTCGATCATGGTGTCCTCCAGTGCCGTGTGGCGGCGCGGAAGTATTGCAAACTATCTTGCAAAGATTGTCAACAAGTTTTTTTGCATCATTCTTTGCAAAGATTTACGAACCGCTGGAAGGCCCACGAAAGGGATATGTCATGAGGACGTTTTACATTGCCATCATTGCTCTATGGCTGCTGGTTGCGGGTGCTGCGGTGGGCCAATCGCCGCCGCGCGACCCGGTACAGGAGCTGCGCACCACGATCCTCAGCGATGCTTACCTGTTCGCCTTCGATAGCGGGCAGGGAAAGGGGATAGATGCCGCATTGCGCGGCCAGAAGGATCTGACGCGGCTGCTGCCGGCGGCCCTGGATGCCGCAGAGGGGCATGATGGTTTGAAGACGGCCATCAAGGCGTTCTACATCGCCGCGAAGACATACTTCGACAGTGCGCTCACGCCGGTTCCGCTGCCTTCATATGACACGCGCCGCCATGAGTTAATACCCGCGACGGAGGCGATTCAGTTGCAGGCCGCGCAAGCCAAGTTGAAGGCGGATGTGGACAGCAAGGCGAATGCCATGCAGCTGGAGGCTCAGCTCGCCGGCATCGATAGATGATGCATCTGTCAAGGGCGTGAAATGAGTGATGCAAGGGAAGCGCTCGAATTCGTGATACGTGCCCATGGCACGATGATGATCATCTACGACGGTGGAAGTGCATCCGGCACCGCGCGTGCAGTCGCGCCCATTGCGGTCACCAGAGATATGCTGGTGGCAACGTGCCTGGAAACGAACCGGCGCAAGACGTTCCACCTGGACAAAATACGCATTGCCACTGATGAGCCGATCATCTCCCGCCCGTTGCAGGCTAGCGAAGATGCCGCACGCATGGCTGTGCTGATGTCAATGGATTTGCAGCAGCTTTTTGAGGCAACCGCCGAGCGTGCGGGGGAGCGTGGCTGGTCGCTGGAGCTTGACGGCAGCAAGGTGCGCGCCAGCCGCGGTGAGGACGAGGTGAGGATCGTCTACGCGCCGATGTTACAAGGCGCGTATGTCGATGCGGATGGCAAGCCGATCGAGATCGCTTCAGAGCGACGTTGGCATGTGGATGGAAAACTGTACGCCCACAAGAATCGCGCGTTCGCAGCTTTTCAGGATGCCGTATGGGCCTAGGCCGGATAACCGTTTGATCGGTGCTGCCTTGATTTGCGGCTGGCGTGGAGCATGACGCGCATTGCAGCCTGCACCTCATCGGTGCACGATCGATAGTCAGTTAGCATCGTCAATTCTTCTTTCGACAGATGGTCCGTCAGGTTGTAACTCGGGCTGGCATCACGCACCCCATGCGCCGATTGGTCGTGATGACCGTACTGCGGCATATTCGGGTGCCAGGCGCGTAGTTCCTCCACGGATTTTCCGAAGGCGGCGGCCAACTCGATGATGTAGCGCGGCCGCGTGTGTGGCTTGCTCTCCAATTGCTGAAGATGCTGATGCTTGACGTTTTTCGCGCCAGCACGACGCACGAGACTGGCCAGCTCATCGAGCGTCCAACCATTCGCGGTGCGCAAAGCGCTGACGATTTCGCCTAGCTGTTTCATGCAAAAGATTTTGCATCGTTGACAGGCAAAAACGCTTGCATTACCTTTGCAAGAAATCTTGTAAGGTTCAGGTTATGACGCCTCTTGAGTCGGCCATCACATTTTGCGGCAGCCAGAGCGAGCTGGCGCGCCGGATCGGTGGGAAGGTCCGCACTGGTCACATCTACCATTGGCTGCGCCGCAAGGTGCCATCCGAGCAATGCGCGGCCATCGAAATGGCTACGGGCGGCCAGGTAACCCGCTACCAGCTTCGTCCCGACGTCTTCGGCGAATCCGCCGCCGCCGACCTGCGCGAGGCCGGCTGATATGAGCCTGCGCGTGATCATCCGCAACTGGCTGCTGAAGCCGAGCAAGGCTGAGTTGGCCGACATGGACGGGCAGGGCAAGGTCGTGGCCGAACTGGTCTGGGGCCATGTTGAGCGCGAGTGGAAGCGCAACGTGGTGCGCACGCTCGGCGTCGACGCAACGGCGCGTGGCGTTGTTTTCTCCGAAGGATTGCCGGTCGGCATGGTGGCGTATACGCAGAACGCACCGGTCGGCGTGGATTTCGGTGAGATGCCTGTTGGGAGTGATGAATGACTCGTTACGTCTCCGCTCCGATGGACGTCAGGATGGTGACCACGGTATTGGCCTTTGGCTTGCGCCGCTGCTGCCGCAAGTGCAGCGCGATGATTTGCAGCGTTTCCTCGAGCGCAAGTTGGCGATACGCCATGACCACGAAGGTCACCTTGCGGCTCCTGTCCCTGATGCGGTGGGGAATGTGCGGACCTTCCATGCGGCTCTCCGGTGCGTTGTTGGGTTGGCGCTTGCCAGCGTACCGGCTGGGCCGCATTCCGCGCCGTTTTGCTTGAAGTGTGTGGTGCGCTGACCACGGCCGGTCGGCGTTTTTTTTGACAGCGCATTGGTGAATCCCTCTCTGAGGTAATGGACATGTACGACGACCCGACCCATATCCGCGACCGTGAAATCAAGGTGCGGTTGAACGATGACGAACTGGCCGTGGTGGATGCGCTGGCCCGGTACCACCGTCGGCAACGCGCCGCTTTCATCCGCGACTTGCTGATGGCCAGCGTGGCGCGATTCGAGGCACAGGATATCGATCAACCGCATGCGGCCTGAAGGCTCTTTTAAGGGCCTCACGGGGGGCACGTGCCAGAGATAGAGATTGCATTGACTGAAGCGGAGCACCACCGCCTGGCAATGGCGGCGGCGGCGCGAGGCATGACGGTGGAAGAACTGGCCGCGGATGAATTGCGCAAGCGGTATGCACTGCATGCGAAGAACGGCAACGTGGTTCCGCTGCGACCGCGCACGCCCAAAGGGGAACTTGATCGTGGACGTGATTGATATGGCACAGCGCCGGCAGATGGAAGACATAGATCACGCCCTGGCCGCTCGGCCGGCGCAAGCATATGGCAGGACGCATTGCGCCAATGCCGACTGCGGCGAGCCCATTGCGCCGGTTCGCCAGCAGATGGGCGCGCAGCTGTGCATCGACTGCCAGCGCGCCAACGAGCAGAGGGCGCAGCCATGCGCACGCGGGGCAATTTGAAACCATGGCCTATTTCGAATCAGCAGCGCGCAGCGATGTGCGCGGCGATGCAACAGGTGGAACATATCCTGGAGCACGGTGTGACACTGCAAGAGCAGGCGCAGGCGCGCGCCGAGATCGCCGCGAGTTCCGATCCACGACAGCCGCAACTGGCGCTCAAGGTGCCGGCGTGACGGCATGGCTGTCGACCTGGCCGCATGACCTTGGCAGCAAGAGAGGCGTCATCGTGTTCGCGCCGCGCACCGATGTGCGGCGCATCGCGGGAATCGTGTGCGAACGCGCCTGGCGCAGGCAAGGCGTGCGCGTATGGCGTTGGTCATGCGGTTCGATGGCCGTGGTCGATGTGGGCTCAAGTGTCGATGCGCAACTGCTGATCAGATGCTTCGATGCGCTGCTGGCGACATACGCGCGGCACGGCATCTTCGGCGATGGTCTGCTCGGCGATGGCCCGCAACTGGTAGACGTGCTGCTTGACCTGAACTGGTCTCGCGCGGTGCGCACATGATCTGCACCCCATCTCCCCATGTGCAAGCGGGCGCGCGCGGCGCAGGCGAAATGCATAGCGACCTGTCGTCACGCGATACTAACAAATATCTAACATGCCGTTCAGGGTCCTCCTATGGCCTGCCCATATGCGGGTTGCACGGCCGCAATTCCTGTGTAGTTAGCGCGGTCGGGAGTTACTGAATGGCCGGCAGCAACTACGGCGATGTGCTGGACCAGCTACGTGGCATCGGCCTGCAGGTGGATCATCTCGACATCGGGCGCATGGTGCGCTGCCGCGTCGAGGGTGATCGCGAGCGCCGCGGCTGGTACATGCTGCACGAATTGCACGCCGGCAGCGGCGATCTGCTGATCGTCGGCAGCTTCGGCATCTGGCGCGGGCAGGACAACGGCGCGCAAAAGGTGACGCTCGGCAAGGGCAACGCGCTCAGCAGCGAGCAGCGCGAGGCGATCCGCAAGCGTCTGGCTGAAGACCGCAAGCGCGTCGACGCCGATCGCGCCCGGGTCGCGGCGCGCGCCGCCGACCAGGCCGCGAAGGCGTGGGCCAAGTGCGACCCCACCGGCGAATCCGATTACCTCACGCGCAAGGGCGTGCAAGCGCACGGCCTGCGCTTCTCGCCCTCCGGCGCGTGCGTCGTGCCGATGCTGGACACCGCGGGCAAGATCCACGGCCTGCAGGTGATCCGCCCGAAGAAACACAACGGGCGCGACAAGGATTTCTGGCCCACCGGCCTGGCCAAGAAAGGCCACTTCCATCTGCTCGGCTCGCCCACCTGGCTGGTGCTGATCGCCGAAGGCTACGCCACTGCGGCCACGCTGCATGAAGCCACCGGTCACCCTGTGGCCGTCGCGTTCGATGCCGGCAACATCGGCCCGGTCGCGGCCGCGCTGCGCAAGCGCTACCGGCAGGCGCGCATCCTGATCTGCGCCGACGACGACATCTTCGGCAAGTGCCGGCACTGCGGTGCACGCGTCGACCTCACGCCGTACCGCAATGGCCCGACCTGCGAAAACCCTGCCTGCGGCAAGGAACACGGTTGCACCAACACTGGCGTGGTCGCCGCCAGCAGCGCCGCGCTCGAGGTCAACGGCGCGTGGGTCGTGCCGGTGTTCGACGACGCCAACGGCCGGCACACCGCATTCATCGAGCGCGGCGTCAAGCTCACCGACTTCAACGACTTGCAGGCGCTCGAAGGTCTGCATGTCGTGCGCACGCAGATCGAGGCCCGCCTCACGGAGCTTTCGTGGTCTGCGGGTGCGCGCGGCGCCCGCGTGCGCACTCCCAAGGGGGAGGGGGATACCGATCTACGTCCGATCGAGACCACCGACGAACTGCTCGAACGCTTCGCGTTGGTCTATGGCAACGGCGGCATGGTGTTCGATCACGCCGAGCATGCCATGGTGCTGCTCAGCGACATGCGCGATGCATGCCTGTCGCGCGAAATCCACCGCTGCTGGCAGGAACACCCCGACCGCAAGATGGTGCGCGTGCGCGAAGTCGGCTTCGACCCGGCCGGGCAAGACCCCAGCGTCAAATGCAACCTGTGGGCCGGCTGGCCGACCACGCCCGTCGCCGGCAAGTGCGACAAGCTGCTCGAGCTGCTGCAGTACATGTGCAGCGGCGATGGCGCCCCGCACACGCTCTACAGCTGGGTACTCAACTGGCTCGCGTATCCCATCCAGCATCCCGGCGCCAAACTCAAGACCACCCTGGTGCTGCACGGCCCGCAGGGCACCGGCAAGAACCTGTTCTTCGAGGCCATCATGGCGATCTATGGCGACTACGGCCGGGTGATCGACCAGGGCGCGCTCGAGGACAAGTTCACCGATTGGGCCAGCCGGCGTCTATTCCTGATCGCCGACGAAGTCATCGCGCGCAGCGATCTGTACCACGTCAAGAACAAGCTCAAGGCATTCATCACCGGCGAGTGGATCCGCATCAACTTCAAGAACAAGTCCGCGTGGGATGAGCGCAACCACGTCAACATCGTCTTTCTCAGCAACGAAGCGATGCCGGTCGTGCTCGAGGAAGACGACCGCCGCCACGCCGTCATCTGGACGCCGGCCAAGCTCGGCCCCGACTTTTACGCGACCGTGCTCGATGAGATCAAGAACGGCGGCGTGGCCGCGCTGCATGATTACCTGCTCAACCATGATCTGGGCAGCTTCGGCCCGGGCACCTTGCCGCCGTACACCGACGCCAAGCATGAGCTGATCAACCTGTCGCTGGACAGCACCAGCCGGTTCTACCTCGACCTCACCGCGGGCGACATCGCCGGCGTCAAGGCGCGCCCCGCGCTCAGCACCGACGTTTATGACCTATACCGCGTGTGGTGCGCCCGCAGCGGCCAGCGCGCCGGGCCCATGCCGCGGCTCATCAATGCGTTGGAACGCAAGCACGGCGTGCGTTGTGCGCGCAAGCGCTATGACCTCGCCGGCGGCCAGGAACAAGGCCCACACGGCGTGCTCATGCTGGGCGCTGCGGAGCTGCCTCCGGGCGAAAGCGAGCGCGCCTGGCTCGGCCAAAACATCAGCCGTTTCCGGCAATCGGTCGGCGTGTTCAAGGGGGAAGCTTATGACTGATCGCGCTATCAATTACTGCACTTGTAGCAGCAGGAACAGTTCATTAATTGCTGCGCCGGTGCGGCATGTGCGGCATCCCGTGCGGCATCCCGTGCGGCATCAAACCGTTGCGGCGCTTGGCTGTGCGGCATGTGCGGCATCTTGCGCCAGCGTGCGCACCCATGCGCCTGCGCGCATACCCGCGCGTGCCCATGCGCACGCGCAACTCCCGCACATGCCGCACATGCCGCACAGCGCAGCGTCCGCCTCATTCCATGCCGCACACGCTCGCCGCACACATGCCGCACGGCCCCACGCGCGCGCCCTTATCCATCTTTCTTCCTGCCTCAAGAAAAAAATGGTAGTGGGAGTTTTTCGGTGACCGAACCGCAAACCGCTTCGTTTGCCGGCTTCGCGCGCCTGCTCGGCGTCAAGCCCCAGGCCGTCACCGCGCTGCGACATGCCGACCGTCTGGTGCTCACCGCTGACGGCAAGCGCGTACTGGTCGTCGAAAGCCAGCAGCGGCTGCGCGAGACGTTCGACCCCAGCAAGGCCGGCGTTGTCGCGCGCCATGCGGCCACGCGGCAGGTCAAGGCTGGAGAGGGTGCCGTCCATCCCGTCGACGATGCGCCAGCGACCGCCGCCGACGCCAGCGAGCGCGGCGACGATGAACCCGCCAGCACCGGCTACCAGCACTGGCGCGAGCGCAATGAGCGCGCCAAGGCGCTGGCCGGCGAGCGCGACAACCTGGTGGCGGAAGGCAAGCTGATGGATGCCGGCGAAGTCGCCGCTGCGGTAGCTGCTGCAGCCACCCAGCTGCGCGCGCGGCTCGAAGGCCTGCCCAACGTGCTCGGCCCGCAGCTGGCGGCCATCCGCGACGAAGGCGAGGCGCGGGCGGTGCTGGTCGAGGCCATCGAGCATGCGCTTGAGGAAACGGCGCGGCAGTTTTCCAACATTGCCAAGCAGGTGACGGCATGAGCCGCGATGAGTGCGAGCACGGCAACCTGCGCCGACAGTGCGAAATGTGCGATCTGATCGCCGAATGCGACGTCTTGCGTGATGCTGGTGAAATGGCCGTTATCGGTCGTGAGTTGCACTTCCAGGATGGACGCAAGGTCTGCCTGTATGACCTCGGCGAATCCTTCGGGATGCATTTCACGCAGCGTGACGGCGTCGAGACGAAAATCGGCGTCAGCCATGAAGCCATGATGGCGCTGGTGCGTCTGTACATCGAGGCCCATGACGCCGACACCGCGTTTGTGATTGACGGCATCGTTCAATTCGGCAGGCAGCACGCATGACCCTCGCCGCCGCCCCGCGCATCCACGCCGCCATCGCCCGCGCCATCGCGCCACGCAAGCCGCTCACCGTGTCGCAATGGGCGGATGCCGAGCGCGTGCTCTCGGCCAAGGGCAGCGCGGAGCCGGGCCGCTGGCGCACGCATCGCAACCCGCCGCTGCGCGAGCCGATGGATTGCCTGAGCGCGCGCAGCACGGTGCAGGACGTGGTCTGCATGTTCCCGATCCAGTTCGGCAAGACCGAGATCGCGGTCAACGGTCTGGGCTATACCATGGACCACAACCCGGGCCCGGTGATGGTCTGCCTGCCCGGTGAAGTGGGGCGCGACAAGTGGGTCGCGCAAAAGCTCAACCCGATGCTGGAAGAAACGCCGGCGGCGCAGCGCGCGCTCACCAGCGTGGCCAGCCGCGACTCCAGCAACACGCGCACCTTCAAGGATTTCGCCGGCGGCCAGCTCTACCTGGAACACGCCGGCAGCCCCAGCCGCCTGAAGTCCACCAGCGTGCGCACGCTCATCGTCGATGAGCTGGACGAATTCGCCAGCAACCTGGTCGGCGGTGATGACCCGGTCGAAATGCTCAACGGCCGCACCTCCGCTTTCCCGGCGACGTTCAAACGGTTGTATATCAGCACCCCGCAGATGCAGGGCACCAGTCGCATCGAATACCTGTGGAACGCCAGCGACCAGCGCCGCTTCCACATCGCCTGCCCGGATTGCCAGCACGAGCAGCCGCTGGAATGGTTGGGCCTGCACTACGCGCCGGATGGCAGCGAGTGCTGGTACAACTGCCGCGCCTGCGGTTACCGCATCGACGAACACAGCAAGACCGCGCTCATCGCCGCCGGCCGCTGGATCCCCGCGCATCCCGAGCGCAAGATCCGCGGCTACACCATCAACTGCCTATATTACCCGATCGGGCTGGGCCCGCGCTGGCTCGATCTGGTCGCCATGTGGCGCGGCGCGCAGAACGACCCGGCCCGGCTCAAGACCTTCATCAACGATCGCCTCGCCGAGCCGTGGGAAGACCCGGCCATGCGCCAGGTCAAGCACAACATCCTCGCCGATCGCGCGGAACCGTATGCACTGCGCACCGCCGCGCGCGGCGTGCTCGCCGTCACCGCGGGCGTCGACACGCAAGACAACCGCCTCGCCGTGCACATCATCGGCTGGGGTCGAGGCATGACCTGCTGGACCATCGACTACATCGAACTGCCCGGCGACCCGGCCGAGGATAAGGTGTGGGATGACCTCACCGACCTGCTCAACCGAGGCATCGAACACGCCACCGGCGCCATGGTGCGCGTGGAATGCACCGCCATCGACGGCGGCGGCAACCGCACCGAGGACGTGAAAGCCTACGTGCGCGCGCGCCGCATTCGCCGGCCCATGGTCATCTTCGGCGCCGTGCCCAACAACGCGCCCGTGCTCAGCAAGGGCAAGCTGCAGGATGTGAACTGGCGCGGCAAGCAGGACAAGCGCGGCGTCATGATCCATCACGTCGGCACCGTCGGCATCAAGCACTGGCTCTACGCGCGCCTGTCCACCGATGCCGACAAGCAAGCCGACGCGCGCACCATCCATCTCAGCGACGAACTGCCGCCCGAATACTTCGGCGGCCTGGTGGCGGAAACCTACAACCCCACCAAAAACCGTTTCGAAAAGCGCAAGGGCGCGCCTCGCAACGAACCGCTCGACACCTGGGTCTATGCCTATGCGGCCGCGCACAGCGCCGAGCTGCGTCTGCACCGGCTGAGCAAGGCGGACTGGGATGCGCGCGAGGCGCGGCTGCTCGCGGCGGCCGACAAAAAAAGCGGGCCTGAAAAGTCCCCCGAAACTCCCACCACGCCGGCGGCGACTGTTCCCCGTGGAACATCGCAGCGGCGTGGTGGCGGCTTTGCCACCAACTGGTGATCCTTATGGCACATCTCGACATCGTCGCGGACATCCTGCAGCGCATCACCCAGCATACCAAGCTGCCCGCGAAGCTCGCGCAGGCAGTGGAGCGCGAAGTGCGCGACGACTGGGGTGGCGAGCGCATCTACATCGCCAAGATCGGCGAAAGCGGCAACGCCCAGAGGACCGAGCGCGATCAGCGCATCCGCGCGGAATATCGCCAGGGCGAGCACGTCGAATTGCTGGCCCGCCGCCACGGCATCAGCGTAAAACGCGTGCAGCAGATCGTGGCGATCGATGGAAACGCTTTGCCTTAATGATTTCCGGCCACCGCTGCCAACCTGCGCAGCATGGCCGAGAACCCCCTGCAAGGCATCCCCTCCGAGATCACCGCCGGCGACACCGTGAGCTGGGCTCGCACGGGTGGTGATTATCCCGCCAGCGCCGGCTGGGTGCTGGCCTACACGCTGCTCAGTGCCACCGCGGTGTTCAACATCACGGCAGACGCCAACGGCGATGATTACCTGATCGACGTACCGCTGGCCACCAGTGCCACCTGGGGCGCGGGCGCGTACCGCGTGCAGGAATACGTCACCAGCGCCGACGGCACGCAACGCTACACGCTGGGCACCTACACGCTGCAGGTGTTGCCCAATGCGGCCGCGGCGACCGTCGGCATGGATACGCGCAGCCATGCGCAGATCGTGCTGGACAACATCAAGGCCTACCTCGAAACCAAGGCACCGGTGTACGCCAGCATGGAGATCAACGGCCGCAAGCTCGGCTATTACCCGCTGGTGGACCTGCTCAAGCTGCGCGACCGCTACGCGATGATGGTGGCGACCGAGCAGCGCCTGGCCAGCGGCCGCACCGGCGGCAACCGCATCCTGGCGGTGCTCTGATGTGGCCGTTCCCGCGCAAGGCCAGCCGCAGCGCCGTCCCGCGTGATGGCGTGCGTCGGTTCGACGCGGCCATCGTCAACCGGCTCACCGCCAGCTGGCAGGCGGTCAACCTGGCGATCGACGCCGAGCTGCGCACCGACCTGGACCGCATGCGCGCGCGCAGTCGCGATCTGTTCAAGAACAACGAATACGCGGCCAAGTTCAGCCGCACCGTGCGCAGCAACATCGTCGGGCCCGAGGGTTTCCGCTTCAAGGCCAACGTGAAAGACCCCGACGGCAGCGCGGACGACCTCGCCAACAAGGCGATCGAGAAGGCGTTCGGTTTGTGGACGCGTCCTGACCAGTGCGACGTCGCCGGCAAGCGCAGTTTCGTGGATATCTGCGATGCGGCAGTGCTTGCGCTGGCGCGTGACGGGGAATACCTCATCCGCCGCCGCTTCGGCGCCGGCGCCGGCGGCTTCGGCTACCAGCTGCAACTGCTCGATGTGGATCGGATCGACACGCTCTACAACGTTTGGCCGGCGCAGGGCCGCAACGCCGTGATCATGGGCGTGGAAATCGACGCATGGCGCAAGCCGGTCGCCTACCACCTGTGGAACCGTCACCCGACCGAAGCGGCCAGCGTCGTCACGCGCTACCGCGAGCGCGTCCCGGCCAGCGAAATCTTTCACGGCTACATGCCGATCGAGGACGAGCAGACGCGCGGCATCCCGTGGATGCATGCGGTCATGCGCCGCACCAACGACCTGGACGGCTACCGCGAGGCGGCCGTCATCGCCGCGCGCATCGGCGCCGCCAAGATGGGCTTTTTCAGCAGTGCGGACGGCGACCCGGCGCCAGCCGCCGACGGCGTCGAGGGCGCCACCGGCACGAGCAAGCCGGAATTCATCATGGAGGCGACGCCCGGCGCGTTCGGCGTGCTGCCCGATGGCTACAAGTTCGAGGCGTTCAACCCGGATTATCCGCACGCGCAGTTCGACATGTTCTGCAAGGCCGCATTGCGTGGCATCGCCAGCGGCATCCCCGGCAGCTATCACAGCCTGGCCAATGACCTCGAAGGGGTCAGCTTTTCCAGCATCCGCAGCGGCACGCTCGAAGAGCGCGACGACTGGATGAAGATCCAGAAATGGATGATCACCCAGCTGCTGGTGCAGGTGTACGAGGACTGGCTCGACATGGCCATCCTGCGCAGCGCCATCCTGCTGCCCAACGGCAGCGCGCTGCCGCTGGCCAAGAAACAGAAGTTTGTCGACCACGTCTGGCAGGGTCGGCGCTGGCAATGGGTGGACCCGCTCAAGGACATGGCCGCCAACGTGCTCGCGATCGAGAACGGCCTGGCCAGCCCGCAGCAGGTCGCCGCGCAGCAGGGCAGGGATATCGATGAGGTGATCGACGACCTCGCCGCGTTCCAGAAACTGCTCAAGGCCAAGGGCGTCACGCTCACCGGCACCACCGTCCCCACCGGCACCATCGCCAGCGCCGTCGCCGGCACGGGGCAAGACGCGGGCAAACAGGACGCCGTCACCGGCAAGGCAAAAACCTGAGAAACGCTTTGCCTTAATCATTTCCAGCATTGCACCGCATCCTCACCAAAACCCAAGCAACCCCACCCGCGAGGCGACACCATGGCACTTCCCAAGGAACTGAAAGCCGGCAGCACCGGCGAGCGCATCCTGCGCATCGGTTCCGAGCGGGCCGTGGTCGATGAAGCCACGCGCAGCGTCACCCTGGCCTTCGCCAGCGAGACGCCGGTGGAGCGTTACTGGGGCAACGAAATCCTGGACGTGCAGCCGGCAAGCATGCGCACCAGCCGCGTCATGGCTGGCGGCGCCGTGCTGATGGATCACAACTCGCGCGACCAGGTGGGCGTCATCGAGTCGGTACACATTGGCACGGACCGGGTGGCCCGTGCCGTGGTGCGCTTTGGGAAAAGCGCGCGTGCCAGCGAGGTGTTTCAAGACGTGGTCGACGGTATCCGCCAGAACGTATCGGTGGGCTACCAGATCCACAACGCCAAGCTCGAATCCGAAAGCGAGGGTGTGGGCACCTATCGCGTCACGGACTGGGAGCCGTACGAAATTTCCATGGTGAGCGTCCCCGCCGACCCGAACGTCGGTGTCGGGCGCAGCGCCGACCCAACCCCATCCCGTATCCCGGAGACTCGCATGACCCCCGAAGAAATCGCCGCGGCCGAAGCCGCGAAAAACGCGCAGCGCGACGCACAGCTCGCCACCGTCACCGACGATGCCACGCGCAGCGGCGCCGAGGGCGAGCGCAAGCGCATCGCCGACATCAACGCGGGCGCCGCCCAGCTGATCAAATACCCCAAGGTGCGCGAAGTGGCCGACGATGCCATCCGCAATGGCATGACGATGGACCAGTTCCGCGCCAAGGCCATGGAAGTGGTCACCACCGCGCCGCTGCCCAATGCCGACATCGGCATGAGCCACCAGGAAGTGCAGCGCTTCAGCATCGTGCGTGCGCTGCATGCGCTGGCGAACCCGACCGACCAGCGCGCCCGTGAAGCGGCCGCGTTCGAATACGAGTGCAGCCGCGCCGCGTCCGACAAGATGGGCACCACGCCCAAGGGCATCCTGGTGCCGAACGATGTGCTCAAGCGCGAGCTCAACGTCGGCACGGCCACGGCCGGCGGCAACCTGGTCGCCACCAACCTGCTCAGCAGCAACTTCATCGATCTGCTGCGCAACAAGATGGTGATCAACCGCATGGGCATGCAAATGCTCACCGGCCTGGTCGGCAACGTCGCCATCCCGCGCCAGAGCGGCGGAGCAACCGCCTACTGGATCGCCGAGGGCGGCACTGGCACCGTGTCGGCGCAGAGCTTCGACCAGGTACCGCTCAGCCCCAAGACGCTGATGGGCCGCACCCAGATCGGTCGCCAGCTGCTGTTGCAGAGCTCCATCGACGTCGAGGCGTTCGTGCGCAACGACCTGGCCACCGTACTGGGCCTGGCGCTGCAGGCGGCGGCGATTCAGGGCGGCGGCAGCAACCAGCCGAGCGGCATCCTGGCCACCAGCGGCATCGGCTCGGTCGCCGGGGGCACCAACGGCCTGGCGCCGAGCTGGGCCAGCATCGTGGCACTGGAAACCGCGGTCGCGGTCGCCAATGCCGATGTGGGCACGCTGGGCTACCTCACCAACGCGGCGGTGCGCGGCAAGCTGAAGACCACCCAGAAGTTCACCACCAACCCCGGTGGCAACGCGATCTGGGCCGATGGCAACACGCCGTTGAACGGTTACCAGGCCGGCATCACCAACGCGGTGCCCGGCAACCTGACCAAGGGCACCAGCGTCGGCAACTGCTCGGCGATCATCTTCGGCAACTTCGCCGACCTGATCGTGGGCCTGTGGGGCGGCCTGGATCTGCAGGTCGACCCGTACAGTGCGGGCGACAGCGGCAGCGTCGTGGTGCGGGCTTTCCAGAGCGCCGACATCTGCGTGCGTCATCCGGAGAGCTTCGCGGCCACGCTGGATGTCCTGACCGCGTAAGCATGAAAGCCCTGGCCTGCCAGCGCGAAAAAGCCCACCACCCAGCGCAACGCTGGGTGGTGGTATGCGCGCGCGAGGCCATCGCATGAATACCGCATTTGACGATTTCAACGCCATGCACGGCGAGCTGTTCGATCAGTTCGCCGAGCCTGGCACCCTGCTGCATGGCACCGACCCGGCGCGCGATGTGCGCATGGTGGTCGATGACGGCGCGCAGACCGTGGGCGCGCACGGCGAGATCATCGCCAACAAGCGCGTGATCAGCGTGCTCAAGCGCGAATGGCAGCCGGTGCGCGGCGACACCATCACCGTGCGCGGGCAAACCCGCAAGATCGAGGCGATCGCCACCGACGACGGCTATGTCGTGCAGGCGGTGCTGCATGGGTAACGCGATCGTGCCCACCACCAGCCGCAGCTGGACCATCCTGCTGGCGCTCGCCGCGCAGCTGCAGACGATCACCGTCGCCAACGGCTACCTGACCGACGCCGGCCTCAACGTGTGGACCACCGACAACCAGCGCACCGACGACGCCGCGCTGGGCCTGATGATCTACAGCGAATCGATCATGGGCCCGGGCATCGATCGCGAGCGCCCCGGCTTGCCGGTACGCGAGGTCACGTTCCTCATCGAGGCCGCCATCGGCACCGATCTGGATACCGCCCAGCAGAACATCCACGAAGTGATCGACGACATCGATCGCTGCCTGGCCGCCTATACCAAGGCGCAAGCCGGCAATCCGGCGACCAGCGTCACGCCGATGCATGTGGCGGATTTCGCGATATTGGACCGGCCCGAAGGCGCCGCGGTGATCGCCATGCAGGCGCGCATCGTGGCGAGGTATTTCCGATGAGCCGCTACGCCTCGCTCACCGTGAACCTCGACGGCGCGCTGGACGCCATGCAGGGGGTCGCCGCCATCCCGGCGCGCATCCTGCAGGCGCAAAAGCGTGCGCTTGGCACGTTGCAGCGCCGCCTGGGTACCGAAGCCAAGCGCGACATCGGCGCGGAGTACAACCTGCGCGCGACGCGCATTGCGCAGGGCCTTGACGTGCGCAACACCAGCGACGGCATCAAGCTGGTCGGCAAGTCGCGCGGCATCAACGCGATCGAGTTCGGCGCCACCTGGAGCCGGGTGACTGGTCACGGCGTGGTGGCCACGAGCAGTCGTCAGAAGTTCACCGCGGTGCGCTTCGGCAGCAGCCTGCGTGGCGACAGCGCGCTCGGCGCACGATATGCGATCAAGCGCGGCGCACCGCGCACGGTGCATGCGGACAGCTTCATCGCCCGCGGCAAGAACGGCGTGCCGCTGGTGTTCGAGCGCAGCACCGCCAAGCGCCTGCCGCTGCAGGGCGTCTATGGCCCCAGCGTGGGCCAGATGCTCAAGCACGGCCGCCGCCCCGAGCGGCTGGTCGACTTCGCCATCCGCACCCTTCAAAGCGAGCAGGCACGCCTGCTCGGGAGCACCCCATGAAAATCATCCTCAATCTGCCGCATACGCATGCCGGCATCGAGCACGCCATCGGCGCCGAGCTCGACGTGCTGATGCACGACGCCGAGTACCTGGTCGAGCGTGGCATCGCCAACTTCAAGGCCGGCGTGCAGAAGCTCGAAACCCGGTGGGGCAGCGCCCCCAAACCCACCACCACAGAGCCGGCCGCCGCCGAACCGACCGACCCCGAAACCCCCTCTCTGACCGTCGACACTGGAGCCACCCATGAATGATGAATTCTTCTACGGCCAGGGCCGTATCTCCCTCGCCGAGCGCGATCCCGTTACCGGCGTGCCGGGCAAGTTCATCTATGTCGGCGACGTCAGCGTGCTGACCGGCAAGATGACCACCACGCAGGTCAAGCACGTCGAAAGCAACAGCGGCCAGCGCTCGCTCGCCGCCAGCTTCACCGTCGAGAAAGCCATGACGGTGGACATGACCCTGCACAGCCTCAGTATCGACAACCTCGCCATTGCCATGCGCGGCACCAAACTCACCACCGCCGGCGGCTCCGCCACCGCCGAATCGCTGGGCGCCACCGTGGCGGTGGGCGATACCGTCTACCTCGCCAACCCCGGCGTCTCGGCGCTGGTCCTCAGCGACAGCACGCCGACCACGCCCCTGGTGCTGGTGGAAGGTACTGACTATACCGTCGACGAGAACTTCGGTCGCATCACCATCCTCAACATTGGCGCCTATGTGCAGCCGTTCAATGCGGCCTACACCTTCGCCGGCCGCACGGCGGTGGGCATGTTCACCACCGCGCAGAAGTATTACGCGCTCAAGTACGAAGGCCTGGATCTGGCCAACGGCAACGCGCCCGTGATCGCGGACTACTACAAGGTCTCGCCCGGCGTGCTGCAGGAACTGCAGCACATCACTACCGGCACGGATGTGGCCGGCATGGCCATCACCGGCGACGTGCTGCTGGACAGCAACAAGCCGGCCACCGGCCCGCTGGGCCAGTTCGGCAGTGTCACCAAGGTGGCGGCGGCCGCATAAGCCATGACCGACGAACAGACCAGCAGCATGGATGGCGGGGACGACCTCGCCATCCTCTTCCCGGAACGCACCGTCACCGTGGCCGGACGCACGGTGGTGATGCGCGAATACACGTTCATCGAGAGCATGCAGCTGCACGCGCTCATCACGCCGTTGATCGAGGGCATGGTGGGCATCCTGCTCGCCGACGCGTTGCCCTACGACGACGCGCTGCGTCCGATCTTCGGCGAGCATGCGGATGATGTCGTCACGCTGATCGCCAAGGCCGCCGACCAGCCGCGGGAATGGGTCGCGAGCCTGGGTGACGAGGAAGGCAACCAGCTGCGCCTGCTGTGGTGGAGCGTGAATGGCGATTTTTTCGGGCGGCGCGTGCGGGAAAGCATCGTCCTGCACCAGCTAAGGGTCTCGGCTGGTCAGACGTCTTCGTCATCCTCGCCCGCGCCGGCTTCGACCCCGATGGACTCGGCCACAAAACCCGTCGTCAACTAATGCTGCTGATGCGCGCCATCTTGCGTGATGACAAGCGGCAGCGGCGCGCGCGGATTCAGGACGTGATGGCCGCTCACCACATGGGCGACTTTGCCAAGAAGCTGATGAAGGACCTGGACGCCTGACATGGCTGTGCAAGACTACGAACTGCTGCTGAAGGTCCGCGCCGACCTGCTCGATGCCGTGAAGGGCATGAACGGGCTGTCGCAGTCCATTGGCGGCGTCAGCGATAGTGCCAAGGTCGCCGGCGAAAGCGCGGATGAGGCAGCCGCGCGCATCAAGGCGATGGTGCAGACCACCAGCCAGCAATCGCAAGTGGTGGAGTCCGCGCGCTCCATCGCCGAACGTGCCGCCCAGCAAGCAAAATCGAGCACGGTCGATTACGACGCGCAAGCGGCCGCGATCAAGCGATCGGCTGACGCCACGGCGCTTTATCGCGAACGCATGGCCGGCAACGCGGGCAGCAGTGCCATCGGCGCGATCAGCTCGCAGCGCGCCGAGTTGGTGCGCCTGGTTGGTCAGATCGATCCCACGGTTGCCGCACTTGGCCGTCTGGATGCGCAGCAGTCCAAGCTCAACCAGCTGCGCAAGGCCGGCGTGGTGGGACTGGATGACTTCACACGCTACAACGCGACTATCGAAGCGAGCCGCGTAGCGCTCACCAGCGCCAGCGGCGCCGTGCACAACTTCAGCCTCAACAATGCTGCCGCACGGCGCGAGCTCAGTTACATCACCAAGGATCTGGCAACCGGCCAATACGGGCGTCTAAGCCAGAGCGCATTGACGCTGGCCAGCCGGACGGGGCTGATCTCGCTGGCGTTTTCCAAGGCCGGTCTGGCCATTGGTGGCACCACCGCCGCCATGGCGCTGCTGGCGATCCAGCTGATCAAGGGCTATCTCGCCGAACAGGAACTCAATACCGCGCTGATCGCCACCGGCAACTACGCCGGCAAGACCAGTACCGAGCTGCGCAACCTGGCGAACGACATCGGCGGCACCACCGGCAAATATGCGGATGCCAGCAAGGCTGTGTTGTTGCTGGCGCAGTCGGGCAAGGTCAGCGGCGAGGGCCTGAACGAAGCAGCCAAGGGCGCGGTGGCGCTGGCCGCGCTGACCGGCGAGAGCATCGACAAGGCCGTAGCGGCATTCGTGAAGTTCCAGGACGACCCGGTCAAGGCGATCAAGGCACTGGACGACCAGTACCATTTCCTCACCACGTCCACCTATTTGCAGATTCAGGCGTTGCAGGAACAGGGCGACACGCAGGCGGCGGCGGATCTGGCGCAGAAAACCGCCGCCGATGCGTTGGAAACACGCCGGCTGCGTGACGTGGAAAACCTCGGCTCCATCCAGCGCGGCTGGAACAGCCTGAAGGAAGCCATCAGCGGCACCATGGCGCTGATCAAGGGGATCGGCAGCCAGGACGTGTCGCAGCAGCTCGACCAGTTATATTTCAAGGTCGGCGCCGCGCAGAACCTCAAGGAAAGCACGCTCACCCGTTTCATCCCCGGCATCAGCACGCTGGCTGACAACCGCATCAAGGCGCTGTACGCGCAGATCACCACGCTGCGCGAACAGGCCTTTCAGGACCAGAAGAAAGCGGCGAGCGACAGTACCGGTGACAAAACGCAGGATGCCGGCAAAGCCGGTGCCGATGTGCTGCACAAGGCCGTCGAGCAGTACGCGACCGCCTCGAAGAAATACAGCGATGAGGTAAAGAAACTCAAGGATGCCGCGGCCGCCGCGATCAAGGCAGCTCCCAATGACGCCAGCGCGATCAATGCGCAGCTGGCCACCGCGCTGGCCGGCGCCAAAGCCGCCTATGACAAGAGCCTACCCAAGGCGCGCAAGGGCCGCGGCGATACCGCCGAGCAGAATGCCGCGCTGGCGGCGCAGCAGCAGCTGATCAAGCTGCTGGGCGATGAGCAGGGCGCCGTCGATCCGCTGGTCAAAGTCTGGGCGACCTACAACGACCAGGTGACCAAGGCGAACGCGCTGGCGGACAAGGCCAAGACGTTGAAGGGCGCCAATGTCACCGCCATCGACGCCGAGCGCGATGCGCTGATCCAGGCGTATGCCGCCGCGCGCGACAAATCGCTCGCCGCACTGGCCGAGAAAGACCAAAAAGCCTGGGAAAAGCTGCGCGACAGCCTGCACACGCCAGTCGAGACCAAAGTCGACACCGCACTGGCGCAGCTCAAGCAACTCAACGACTTCCTGGCCAAAGGGACGATCAATGCGCAGCAGTACGCCGATGCGCTGAAAGCAATCGGCGACAAGGTGGTTGGCAATCTGCCCACATACAAAGGTCCCGGCGCCGCGGTTGGTGGACCGGCTGGTGAGCTGCAGAAGAATTTCAGCGCGCAGTCCGATCTGGACAAGGCATACAAGGCGCAGCTGGCCGCGCTGGATGCGTTTCGCAGCACGGATCTGGCCAAGCAAAAGATCTACGACGAGGCCAAGGCGAAGCTGGACGCGGACTACGCGCAGAAAAGCCACGCCATTGAAATCGCGCGCCAGCAGTTGACCTTATCCGCCAGCGCTGACTTTTTCGGCCAAGTCGCGCAGCTGCAGCACAGCTCCAACAACAAGATCGCCGCCATCGGCAAGGCTGCGGCGATCGCGCAAGCGATGATCAAGACATACGAGTCCGCAACATCCGCATATGCGGCTCTGGCCGGCATCCCCATCATTGGCCCCGCGCTGGGTGCGGCGGCCGCGGCCGTCGCGGTCGGTGTCGGCCTTGCCAATGTCGCGCAGATACGCGCGCAACCGTCCAGCTTCGATGGCGGCGGCTATACCGGCGCGGGCGGACGACTCGAGCCCGCCGGTATCGTGCATCGCGGCGAAGTGGTGTTCTCGCAGGATGATGTTGCGCGCCATGGCGGCGCCAGTGCGGTCGAGGCATTGCGTCTTGGCTATCCCGCTTATGCTGACGGCGGCTTTGTCGATGCGATTGCCGGCAACCGCGGCCCGGCGATGCCTGACATCGACACGCGCGGTACGCGCAGTCCATCCGTCAGCAACAAAATGCGCGTCTACGTCCTCCAGAACGAGGACCAGCTCGCCCAGCGCCTGGCCCAGCACCCGGCGACGGAAAAGGCCATCGTGACCGTGGCCGGCGAAAACGGCACGGCCATCCGGGCGAAGTGGTAATGGGGTTCGTCGACAGCACCGACGTGCCATGGACCATCGTGCCCGACTGGTCGAATGGCGTGCAGGAATCGTTGTCGTGGTCCACCGACGTGATGCAGGCGAATGCCACGGCCGTCACCCAGCATCGCAGTTTGCGCGCCAGCCCGCGCCGCAGCTTCACGTTTGCATTGGCGGCCGACGCGCAGAACCGGCGCGCCGCCGACATGCTGCTGGCCGGTCACAGCGGCCTGTGGCCGCTGCCGATCTGGCCGGATGTGCAATGGCTGGTCGCGCCGCTGGCCGGCGGTGTCATGGCCATCCCCTGCGTCACGGCAGGTTATGACTTCGTCGACGGGGGCAAGGCGCTGCTTTATACCGCGGTCAACACCTGGGAAATCGTCACCATCGACACCGTCGAGGCCGATCATCTTGCCTTGAGCGTTGCCACGGTCGGCGCCTATGGCGTGGGCAGCCGGTTGTACCCGTTGCGCGATGCACGCGTGCAGGATCAAGCCGTGGAGCAGTTGTCCAGCGACAACGTGAGCAACCGCAGCATCACGTTCGACATCGATGAGGTATGCGACTGGCCACTGCTGGCCAGCCCCACTACCTATCTCGGGCACATCGTGCTGGATGTGCGACCGGATGAAGGCATCCCCCCGACCAGCAGCTACCGCCGGCTGGCACAAACCGTCGACTACGGCACCAGCCTGCCGGTGGTGCACGACCTTCCGGGCATCGCGCTGCGCACGCAGCAGAGCCACTGGCTGCTGTCCGGCCGTGACATGCACACATGGTTCCGCTCGCTGCTCTACACGCTGGATGGCCGTCGCGTGCCGATCTGGGTGCCGAGCTTCGCCAGCGATCTGAGTCCCACCGCCGACATCGCCGGCAACAGCGCCACCATGAACATCGAGTGGGCCGGTTATGCGCAGTTCGGCCTGGGCAAACCGAACCGGCAGGATGTGCGCATCGAGCTTTTCGACGGCACGGTCTATTACCGGCGCATCACCGCGGCCAGCGTGGGCGGCAACACCGAAACGCTCACGCTCAGCTCGGCGCTGTCTGCCTCCAGCATTGCGTCCAGCAACATCCGCGTCATTTCGTTCATGGCCTTGTGCACGTTGGGCAGCGACGACGTGGAGATCGACCACGCCACCGACCAGGACGGCATTGCCACCGCCACCACGGGCTGGCAAGCGGTGGTGCCCGATGTTTGATACCTTCGAGACCAGCCGGTTCCTTGGCCGCCCCGTGCGGCTGTTCGTGTTCACGCTGCAGGGGTTGGTGTGGCGCTATTGCACCGCGCCGCAAGACCTGACGATCGGCGGCGTGACCTATCTTGCCGCGCAGATCGATCGCGGCGAGATCCGCCAGACCATCGAGCGGGCGAAGGACAATATCAAGATCACCTTCGCCTATTTGCGCGATCCGCATGCCAGCACGTATCCCAGCACGCAATCGCTCGGCGACAACTGGCACCCGTACACGCCCAGCGACACCATGCGCGTCATCTGCATGGCCACGCATATCGGTGACACCGATCCGCCGGTAGTCGAGTGGATGGGCATCGTGTCGCAGCCGGAGTTCACCGACGTCGAGCTGACGTTGACCTGCGAGCCCGGCACGGCGATTGCGGCGGCCGTGCAACAGGGGCCGAAATGGCAGCGCGGCTGCTGGAAGACCGTCTATTCCACCGGGCCACGTGGCTGCGGGCTCGACCCGGCCGCCTTTGCGGTCAGCGCCACGCTGACGGCAGTAAGTGGCTTGGCACTGACCGCGGCCGAGTTCGCCGGCGCGCCGCTCTCGCTGGCCGGTGGTTGGGTGGAATGGGTGCGCACCGACGGGCTCACCGAGCGGCGCTCGATCATGTCGCATAGCGGCACGTCCATCGGGTTGCTCTACGGTGCGGCCGACCTTGCGCCGGCGCTGGCCGTCATCGCGCGCCCCGCATGCGAGCAGACCTGGGCGGCTTGCACCGCGCGCTTCCCCGACCCGGAAAACCACTATGGCGGCGCGATCTACAAGCCCATCAAAAACCCGAGCGGAGACTCCATGTCATGGGGCTGATCGCTCGATTGCATGCCCGGCTGCGGCATCGCCACTATGTGTGGTCGTGGCGCATGCGTTATTGGTGGCTGGATACCAGCGCGGGCGCGCAGGCCCGCATCGTGGTGTTCTGCTTCGCCACGCTGATCGTGGTGCTGCAATTCATCGGCCTGGGCATCGCCGCCCTGGCGCCGCGGCCGGCGGGCAAGCCGCAGGAATCGATCATCTGGTGGGTGGTATATGTGATCGTCATGCTTATCGCGGCGGCGGTGTCCTACGCCATGCGGCCCAAGGCGCCGTCGGCGGCGCCGACCCAGGCCGACGGCCCCACCACCGTCGATGGCCAATCCGTGATGCGCTTCTGGGGCACGCACTGGATCGATGACGAATTCCTTCTCGCGTGGAAGATCGTCGGCCGTGATCCCATCAAAGCCAGCGGGGGCAAGTGATGATCGTCACGACGCGCCACCTGTTCACCTGCCCGGGCTTTGGCCGGCGTCCCGGATTCTGCCGCGATGGCGCACGCCGGTCGGCCGTGGCGCTTGGCCTCGACTGGCGCGACTTCGTGCGCCATGGCATCGAGTCAGAAAAGCTGATCGCGACCGGCAACGGTTTCGCGCTGGCGCTGGTGGCATGGGCCGAGAAGTGCGAAGCCAGGGAGCGGGCGCATGGGTAAGAGCAGCAAACCTGTCGTCGGCTACTGGTACCGCGCCGCCTTCCACCACGGGCTCACCATCGGCCCCATCGATGCGTTCCTGGAGTTTCGCGGCGGCGACAAGACGGCATGGCAGGGCGAGCTGACATCGAGCGGCACGATCAACATCAATGCGCCGAACCTGTGGGGCGGCGAAAAAGACCAGGGCGGCATCGTCGGCGACGTGGACGTGATGTTCGGCGAGCCGACGCAGGCACCTAACTCCTACCTCGTTTCTGCGTTCGGCAACCAGACCGCCGCCTGGCGTGGCTTTTCCACGCTGGCGTTCAAGGGCGGCCGTTATGGCGCGATGAACCCGTACCCCCAAAAGCCGAGCTACAAGTTCCGGCAGATCCTGCAGGGCTGGGACGGCGGCGCGTGCTGGTATCCGGAAAAAGCCAGCATCGGTGTTCCGGGCAACAAGACCATACCGCTGCCGAGCTTCAACCAGATCGCGACCACGGGCACCGTGCACCCGAGCCCTGGCGTGACTTATTCCATATCGTCAGGCACCAGCCTCTCGATCACGGTGCCGTCGACGCATGCCGATGGTTCGCCGAATGGATTCAGCTATTACGCCACCGACAATGACCCGCTTTCGGACGACGGAAAGACCTATGCATGTCAGTTTGGCGTCAAGACCGCCGAGGGTGTGGAAACACTTTATTTGGCTCCCGATGGAGCCTATGCGGGCAGTTATCACACTGCCGCTGAGGCGGTCGCCGCTGCGCAAGCCGCTGGGCCCATCGTGCTATCAGGCAGCACGACCTATACCCTATGGCTGCCTGATAACTTCCCCAGCAACAATCGCGGCAGCCTGACGCTCGATGTTGCGGTGATAGACGTAGGTTTTATGGGCATCAACCCAGTCCATGTTCTCTATTATTCGCGTACCAATAGCGACATGGGCCGCGAGCCGATCGCCAGCATCAATGATGCCAGCCTGCGCGCAGCGGCCGATACCCTCTATGCCGAAGGCTTCTGCAGCTGCCCGAAGTGGGACCCTGCGAGCGAGAGTGTCGACGATTTCGAGCAGCGCATTTGCAAGCTGATCGGCGGCAGCTTCAGCCGCAGCCTGGAAGACGGCCAATGGTATCTCGACCTGGCGCGCGGCAATTATGTGCTCGACGATCTGCCCATCCTCACCGATGACGATATCCTGGACTTCAAGGAACAGCCATCCATCCTCGACAACGCCGTCAACAGCGTCAGCGTGAGTTATTTCGATCCGGAGCAGAAGGAGACCATTGTCACGCCGCCCGTGCGCGCCTTGGCGCTGGTGGCATCCTTCGGCACCATCCATCAAACCAACGAATACCCGGAGATCCCCACGGCCGATCTCGCCGCCCGCGTGGCGCTGCGCGATCTGTTGACCACGGCCACGCCGACCCGCGCATTCAACCTGGTAACCACGCGTCGGATCTACAACTGGCGTCCGAATCAGTATTTCCGCCTGCAGGCGCCCAAACGCGGTATCGCGGACATGGTGTGCATCGTGGGCGAACTGCAAACCGGCACGCTGAAATCAGGCGCATGCACGCTCAAGGCCTCACAGGATATCTATGGGTTGCCGTCCACCAGCTTCGTGCAGGTAGAGCCCGGGGTGGATACCCGGCCATCGCAAACGCCCACCGCGATCGCATTGCAACGCGCTGTCGAGGCACCGTACATCGAAGTTGCCAGTGCACTCTCGCGTGCCGACCTTGCCGCATTGCCCGCTGATGTCGGTTATGCGATGGCCGTGGCCGCCGATGCCGGCGCGGATATCGATTACACGATGATGGTGGCCTCCGGCGGCGGCGATTATGCCGATGCAGGCCGCGGCGATTGGTGTGCCACCGCAACTGTCAATGAGGTGGCCGACTGCGTGGGGACCATGTTCACCCTGGCGAATGGTGCGCTGCTAAGTCTGGTTACTGTCGGCATGGCGGCGCTCTGGGACGATGAGATCGTCCGCGTCGATGCAATCGACGTCGATGCCGGCACCATCACGCTGGGTCGCGGGTGCGCGGATACCGTGCCGGCGGCGCACGCGACAGCGAGCCGTTTGTGGTTTTACCCGAGCGGGTTTGCCTACGATACGACCGAATTCTCAGGCGGCGAGACCATCGCTCTCAAGCTACTGAGCAATACGGGCAGCCAGCAATTGCCATTGACATCTGCCGAGGCGCTGTCGATCACCTTCGATCAACGTCAAGTGCGACCCTATGCGCCAGGCAATCTGTCCATCCAGGGCTTGGTTTATCCCGCCGAGGTCATCGGCAGCTTTGCGGTCGCCTGGTCGCATCGCGATCGCGGACTGCAGGCGGATCAATTGGTGGATACCGGTCAGAGTGACATCGGGCCGGAATCGGGTGTCACCTATACGTTGGCAATCTATCTCAATGGCGCCTTGGACAGCACGACGACGGGGATCACTGGCACGTCGAGCACGCCAACGGTCAGCGGCGATGGCATCGTGCGCGTGGATGTAACGGCGGTGCGCGACGGGCTAACCAGCTGGCAGGCGCTGACGGCGACTTTCGATTATGCCCTGGTCGCGACTGAAACCCGCATTACCGAAGCCGGCGAAACTCGAATCACCGAAGACGGCGCTACGCGCACCGTGGAGTAAACAGCATGACCAAGAAAATTTCAGAACTCACCGCCGGCACAACGCCCGATGGAACCGAATTGCTGGAGGCCGTGCAGGCTGGGGCAAGCGTCAGCCTGACCGCGCAGCAGATAGCCGATTTGGCGCCTGGCGCAGGTCTTGGCAGCACCGTCACGGCGCTATCCATCGCCTCCGGCGTCGTCAATGTTGATTGCTCGCTGGGCGACTATTTCACGCTCGCGCTGACGGCGAACGTTACAAGCCTGACCTTCTCCAACGTCCCCGCCAGTGGCAACGGGCGCACGTTGAGCATGACGATCACGCAGGATGCCACCGGTTCGCGAACCTTCGCGCTCCCGGCAGCATTCAAGGCGATCACCGGCAGCGATACCGCTATCCAGTCGGCAGCAAATGCAGTGACCAAGCTGGCCATCGAAACCGTCAATGCTGGCACGACCTGGGCTTATGTGATGAAGGCGCGGGCATGAGTACGCTTTCACAGTTTGCCGAGATGATGGCGCTGGGTTCGGCGCTTCCATCCAGCAAATGGTACGACTCGCTGTTCGCCTCGGGCGAACAGGGCATGGTGGTGGACTTCAACGATCTGAGCACCTTGTTCCAAGATACGGCGCATACCATCCCCGTGACTACAGTCGGCGACCCGATCAATTGCGCGCGATGCAAGCGCACCGGGGCTTACGGTGTCGTCAATTCCGGGTCCGCGACCCTCGCTTATGATGCGACGCATGCCAAGTTTTATGCGTCGGCAAACAGCACATTCAACATGGCATTCGCGGGAGCGGTTCCAACAACCTTCCTTGGCAATGCTTTGATCTCGATGGTGGCGGTCGCTTCCTATACGTCGACCTCGCAGACCATCGCTCCGTATATCGGCCCGGCCTACCCGACAAATCCGAGCAACGGGAACGGGATTGGTTTGATCCAGATTCTTGATAGCGTATACGCGATGGAATACCTGATGTTTGGATCAGGCAGAGGGATAAAAGTTACCCCTGCTAGTGGCCTCAAAGTGATGACGGGGACCAAGCGATTGTCCGGCAGCACCTATCTCATGACTGTCTACAATGGCACCGTCTCAGTAGCGGGCGATGCCACTGTATTGGCTGGCAACATTATTTCCTCGGGGCTGAATTTGGATCTTGGTCGCTCCGGTGGAACAGCTCAAAGCCTCTATTGCTTCGTCGCCATCGACCGCACGCTCACCTATGCCGAGATCACGGCCTATAACGTAGCCGGGCAAGCGCTGTGATCAGATGTCATTAAAATAACGGAACGGCGGCCTGTTGACGCAACTCGGCCCATTCCACGGCAACACGGAAACGCTTTGCCTTAGTCATTTCCCATGGGCAGACGACCATGGTGGCATGACGATTTCCGCCACCGACCAGCGCCTGATTGCCGAAGTCATCGACCGGGAGGGCGGTTACAGCAACCGCTCATCCGATCGCGGTGGCCCGACCAACTTCGGCATCACCCAGGCCACGCTTTCCGCGTGGCTGGGTCGACCGGCCAGCGTGGCTGATGTGCAGCAGCTCACGCGCGACACGGCCGTTGCGATCTATACGGCCAATTACCTGACCACACCCGGCATCGTGCTGATCACATCCGATGCGCTGCGCGATCTGGTGTTCGATTCCGGCATCCAGCACAGCGTGGAGCGAGCGGTGCAATGGCTTCAGGCGATCGCCGGCACCGTGCAGGATGGCCGCATCGGCCCCGTCACCGCCGCCAAGGTCAACGCCGGCAACGTGCACAGCATCTATCTGCGCTACCTCGCGCGACGCCTGCGTTTCTACGGCGAGATTATCACCGCCGATGCCAAACGCGGCACGGCCCCAACCAGCAGCCAGGCGCAGAACGCCGCCGGCTGGATGAACCGCATGGCCCCCTTCGTTGAGGCCGCCCCGTGAGCCGCCATGTCGATGACGCGAACTGACATGGATCAGCCGCCCATCAACTTCACCTGGTGGCAACTGGTGTTGTATCCGCTGTTCGCATGTGTCGGTGGCGCGCTTGGCCATGTGCTGCGCACACTGGATGCCGGCGGTCACATCTCGGTCTGGCGCACGCTGCTGGAATCGCTCGCCGCCGGCTTCGTCGGCATCATCGTCATGCTGATCTGCCAGCAAATGCACCTCTCGCCGCAATGGACGGGCGTATGCGTTGGCGTGTGCGGGTGGCTCGGCGCGACGGTGAGCATCCGCATGCTTGAACGCATCGTGCGTGCCCGACTCGGCGTAAAACCGGATAGCGGCGATGGCGCAACCTGACCGCCACTTCCATCACCATCAATTATGGGTCGGCTACGCGCTGATCGTTGCCGTGATCGTGCTGCTGGTGCTGGCGGTGAACAGCGCGATGCAGGCGAAGGCGCTGCGTCAGAAAACCACTGACCTCGACGGCCGCATCAGCTCGCTGACCACCGAGCACAAGCAAGCCCGAAAACTGCTGACCGCCCAGGCGCGCGAAAACCAGCGGCAGGACGATGCCATCGCCGAGCAGAAGCAACGCCTGCTGCGACAGGAAGCCGCGATCGCCAGGCTCGCACGCCTGCGCAAGCAGGACAGCACATCCCTGACCAGCCTGCATAACGAGTTGGCCGTCCGCCACACCACCGATGCGCGAATCAAGCAACGCCTGCAACAGCTGGAGGCGAACAACGCCGCCGCGCGCAACGTCATCAACGCCACGCCGCCGCCCATCGGCGACAAGGTGCAACAGCCATGAATCCACTCTACAAAATCGGCGCGATCGCCCTGGTCATCATCGCCCTGATGCTGGGCATTGCCGCCGCCATCCACCACTACGGCGACACCCGCTTCGAAGCCGGCCGCAACGACGTGCTGGCCAGCGATGCACGTGCCGCGGCGCAGCTGCAACAGCAGCACGATCAGTTCACCACGTTCAGCGCGCTGGCCACCACCACGCTAAACCAGAACCTCGGCACCCAGCTGCCGGCCATACAGGCCCACACCAATGACACCGTCGAAACGATCCGCACGGTCTATCGCGACCGCCCTGTTGCTGATCCCGCTTGCTCTCGCCCTGCCAGCGTGCAAACAAGCCTCGACGCGGCCATCGATCGCGCCAACGCCGCCGCCGGTGGTGAATTGCGACCGGACACCAGCCCCGGCGCCGCTGCCCCACGTGCCAAGCCTGAATAGCGCGGCCGATATCCCGCTCAACGATGAGTGGAAGGCCACCGTGATCGGCATCTACCAGGCTATGGTCACCGTTCGCGCTGGGGAGCATGCCTGCTGGGCTGCGTTGCGCAGCAAAGGCGTGATTCAATGAAAGCCAAGGTTGTAGTGGATAGCGACGGCAAATTCTACGGCATCCGCATCAACTGCCCGGGCTGCCTGTATTCGGACGGAAAGCCGAGCAAGCACATTATCCCGCTCAGCATCCTGCCCGCCGGGCAGATGGAGATGTCGCCGCACATTGGCTGGAAGGATCGTTGGACATTCAACGGTGATTTCGAAAAGCCGACGTTCTCCCCCAGTCTCAACACCTGGTACGGAGGAAGCGACGGCGTGCCACTGCATCGCTGCCATTCCTTCATCCGGGATGGCCGCATCGAGTTCCTCGGCGACTGCACACACGCGCTCGCTGGCCAGACGGTCGATCTGCCGGACATCGAGGCGGAATAAACAAGAAAGCCCGCATCAGCGGGCTTCATTGCAGAGTTGGCGGAGCGGACGGGACTCGAACCCGCGACCTCCGGCGTGACAGGCCAGCATTCTAACCAACTGAACTACCGCTCCGTTCTCTACTGCACATCTTCCAGCAACAACTCAACCGCAACCCTAACTGCCTCGTCTGATGTCGCTCGACTCAGAGTTAAGGTGGCGTCCCCACGGGGATTCGACCTTAACTCTGAGCCGGCGCGCAGCAGGGAATCGGCGCCGATTCGGTAATGGATATGGCATGCGAAGGTTTCGGGATCGAGGTCGATGCGCTCGATCATGTTGGCCAGCGCGGCTTTAAGGGTCGGGCGATCGCTGTCGGTCATGTCGCTGGCGATGCTGGCCAGCAGGGTGCGGACGTGCTTCTCGGTGATCTGATGCAGCACCACGCGCATCTGGTACGCGTTTTCCTGTGCCTGAAGGCTGGAAGCCAGCATGGCCCGCTTTTCTTCCAACTCGGTGATCTTGCGCATGACAGGTGCTGCGTCGATCATTTCGGCGGCGAGGTCGAGCATACGGCTGATCTTGCTGGCCAGCTCGGCCACTTCTGCACGGGTGGCATCGGTGGGGTCGTCAGAAAGGTCCGCTGCCAGCGTTTGTGCGGCTCGGGTGAGCGCCTGGGCGAAGTTGGTCGCCTGAAGATCCTGCATCACCTGATCAATGACGGCGCGCTCGATGGCCTCGCATGCAACGTAGGTCGACGGGCCTTTGCTCTCGCTGCGGTACTTTTCACCATAGCCCCACCACGGTGTATCGGCGGGCGTGCGCAGCAGGCCGGACAGCAGATAGCGCTCGCCACGGCTGCGGGTCTTGTGCGGGTTATAGGCCTCGATTCTGGCAAGGATGGCGTCGGCCTGTTCCTGGCTGATCAGCGCCGGGTGGGTGTCTTGCTGGATGACCCAATCCTTGCGCGGTCGGCGCTTCTGGCCGCCCACGTACTGGCCGTCTTTTAGTTCCGCGTGCACGTTCCACACCGTGTGGCCGGCGTAGGTGAGGGCGTTCCACTCCATGCCGATCAGCGAGGCGCCGGCAAGGGTTAGGCCTGCCTGACGGGCCGCGATGGTGCGCGGGGTTCCCTCCGCGCGGGCCGCGAGGAAGCGGCCGACCATGTCCGCCATGGCGGGGTCGGGCTCCAGCTTGCTCTTGGTCACGGGCTCGCCGTCGCGGATGGCGCCGGTGGAGTGTTTCACCAGTCGGTAGCCGGTCGGCGCACGGCCGCCGGCGCGGAAGCCGCTGCGCACGTTCTCGGCCATGCCGGCCAGGCCCTTGTCGCGGCTGGTTAGGCTGTGCCACTCGTCCATCGCCTGCAGGATGGACTTGAGCAGCATGGTGGTGATCGGGTCGGTGTCGGGCAGGCTGCGGTAGACTACGTCCACGCCGCGCTTGCGACATTCCATTTCCTCGAAGATGACAGCGATGTGCCGGCGACGGGCGATGCGGGCGGTGTCGATCACCAGCAGGGTGGACCAGCCGCGCTTGGCGTTGCGGATGGTCTGCAGCAGCTTCTGGAAGCCGGGCCGGTTCTCATCCTTGCCGCTTTCGACGGTGTCGCTGAACTCGGCGACGATGGTGTATCCCTTAGCCTGTGCCAGCTCTTGCAGCATGCGTCGCTGGGCGGCGGGCGACATGTCGCTGCGATCCTTGCTCGATCGTAGGTAGAGGGCGGCTGTCGTCATTCGCTGGACCTTCCTTGCTGGCCTGCAGGCGCTGCAGCAGCGGCATCAGGCCGTCCACCGCCAGCCCCACGTCGGGGCAATTGGCAGAGGTTACGACGATGGTGGGGTGCTTGGCCAATTCAGGCGGCCTCGGCGAGGTTGGTGACGACGTCGAGGTTGGCGCGGGCGAGCGCGCAGAGTGGGGGTGGGCTGACGCTGTTGCCGACCATGCGGACGCTGGCGCTGATGGACAGTTTGCGGCCGTCGGCGGTGGTGTCGATGATGTAGTCGGGCGGGAAGCCCTGGGCGCGGAACAGTTCCTCGCGGCGCAGCATGCGCAGGCCGATGTCCACGATCACGTACGGCGTGCCCTGCACCAGCACAGTCACCAATGCCAGGCAGTCGCGGGTGGTGATGGTGTCCACCGGTTCGCGCAGGTCCAGCGCCTGGCCGTTGCCGTAGTAATTGATCAGGAACGCGGCCACGCGCAGCGCGCCGGCTTCGTGTTCGGGCGACAGCGTGCACTCGACTACCGCGTGATGCTCGCCGCCGGCGCTGATGGTGTGCAGCGGGGCGGCCGCGTCGGCGGCGTTGCTGGTGCCGCGCAGCTTGGCCAGGTGTGTGGTGGCCAGCCGCTGCTGGCTGCCGGTGCCGCAGATGGTGGGCGCGGGTTTGCGCAGGTCGTGGCCGTCGCCGTTGTAATAGCCGCCGTTGGCTTGCTCGAGGAACGCGGTCATCACGCCCATGGCATGCGCGGCACCGGCAGGTCGCTTTGCGCCGGCGCCGGATGTGATGGTCGGCATGGGCTCGTCGACCGGGGCGCCCTTGCTGTCGCCGCGGAACTTGACCAGGTGCGCTGCGGCCACCGCATGTCCGCCGCTGGCCGTCACGGTTCCAAGCGTTTCAGTTACCGCTCGGCAGCCCGAGCCCCAACGCTGCGCCCGGCCAGGCTGGCCGTCGCCATGTGCCGCCTGCACGAGTGTCGGCGCAACGACGGCGTGCGTTCCACCCTTGGGCCACGCCGTTATGGTGCCTAGCGGTGCGCTGCTCCCTGCCACACCGTTGGCTGACGCGTTCGCACACTGCACAATGAACGGCTCGGCCGCGTCGATCACATAGCGCTTCACGCCCTTGGCGATGCGGCGCATCGTGGCGTCGGCCAGTGGCTTCTTGCGGGTGAAGATGGACGGGCATGGCACGGTGAAGTCGATGCAGTCGGCGGCGGTTACCAGCGGCAGCAGGCCGGGCGCGTTGCCGTGCGTGGGTGCGGGCCATACGATGGGGTCGCCGTCGCGGCGGGCGATCAGGAACAGCCGCTTGCGGCTGGTGCCGGCGCCGTAGTCGCTGGCGATCAGCTTGCGCCATTCGACCACGTAGCCCAGCACGCGCAGCGCGGCGACAAACTGCGCCCACGTGCGGCCGGCGTGGCGCTTGTCGGGCACCAATGCCTGATTCCACACGCTGACCTGTTCGCCGGGTGCAGCCACGCTGCCATCCAGCTTGATCACGCGGCCGGTGGTTTTGCAACGCTTGGCGATCAGCGGACCCCACGACAGGATCTGCTCGACGTTCTCCAGGCTGATGATTCGCGGCGCGTTGCCGGTGCGGGCCAGCGAGCCGGCCCACTTGAGCACCACCCAGCTCAGCGATCGCGTGGCGCGCGAGCGCGGCTGGCCGCCCTTGGCCTGGCTGAAGTGCGTGCAGTCGGGCGAGGCATGGAACCAGCCGACCGGGCGCAAGCCGACTTCGCGGCGTGGATCCGCGATCCAGATGTCTTCGCGCTTGTGGACGGTGAACGGGTGGTTCGCCGCATGCAGGCCCACGGCGAGTTCGTCGTGGTTATAGGCGAGGTCGGGGTCTCGGCCCAGCGCCTGCTTGAGCGCCTCACTGGCACCGCCGCCGCCAGCGAACAGGTCGACGACGATTTCGCCGGCACGCAGCGCCGACACCAGCGGCTTGATCGGGAAGTTGAAGCCGGATTGGCGGGAGCCGTCAGCCATGGGTAATGGCCTTGGTATCGCTGGTGCCGAAACCGCGAAGCATGGTGGCGATGCGGTCGGCGAAGTCGGGCGCGTGGATCTGCCGCGCCTTGGGCTTCGTGGCGATGAAACAGGTGGTGGCGCGTGGCTGCCACTGGCCGGCGTTGATCTGCTGTTGCAGGTCGAGCAGGCCGTCGATCCACTGGGATTCGAACTGCAGCTGGTTCTGGCTGGGCACCTTCTGGCGCCGGGCGCACTGCCAGGCGCGGTGGAGGTCGCGGAAGTTGACCTTGCCTTGGGTTGCACCCTGATACTCACCGGACGCCGGCGACGACACCGACCGCACCGCCCGCACCCGCCCGTTGTTGTTCTGGTGGTTGTAGTTGGCGTTGCCGTTGTTGAAGTTGACGTTCCACGCGTAGTCCGAGGGGGACGACGCTATCCCGCGCGCTTGCGACTCTTCCGCACGGCCCATGGTGGGTTGGCACGGTTTCGTCATGGCTTGACCCCGGCTGGGGTGGCGCGGGAACTCAGTATCTGGTCACGCTGGCCGGCGATTCGATGCGGGCCATTCTGGACATTGGGATGCAACTGGCGATGCCAGCCACCCGTCTGCCGGCCGAGGTCGG